CTCGCTTGAAGTTGATGTGTTCGAGAGGTAATCTACTCACACCAAGGTGGCCCAATCCACTGCGACATCTAAACGTCTAGGCGCAAAAGAGCTTCGATTGTCTGCCCACCAAGCTTCTGAACGGGAGGTGGAGACTTGGTGTGGCCGCGTCCTTTCTTGTCAACATACGTGTACTGGTTCAACCAGCCGATACACGTATCTGCGACGCGACCATATTCATGCATGAGGTCTTCGTAACCGATCCCATACACATCTCGGAGGAAGTCCGAGACACCTTCCACGCTCAGGGCATCACTCTTCTCAACTAACGCCTCGATGTTCTCTTTGCCCCCCATTTCGTTCAACTTTGTCAATCTCACATCGAAATGGGGCTTATCAGACATTTGGCGCGCCGTCTGCAACAGTAGTTCTCTTATCCCGGGCACGTACCGGTGCTCATACGCGGCGGAGTAATACTTCCCCGCCATGTAATCACGATCACTAACCTGCGAATTCTGGTTCGCACGCAGGTTAAGCTTGGCCAGTACGCGGCCGAACTGGGGAACGGGACGAGTTCTCACCTTATCGGATACATAGCGCTTACGGTAAAAAGTGCCATGATGGCGCGATGACGCTTTGAAGACCTTAGCCTCCATACCACTGGAGGCCACCGTTTTCGGTATGACCTCTACGATCTTGTCCGCGTCAGCGGGTGCCATAATCCCCAGGAAATCGTCCCCGCCGTGGATGTGTGTGGCAGTGTTAACCCCAGCTATGGCAGCACAAGCCAATAGCTGAGCGGCACCAACATACGAGTTGCCTGTGGTAGTGGTGGTTTCGCCCGACCACCTCTGCCCCTTAACAGTGGCCTCGATACCATACCGAGTCCACACCTTCACACTCGTATTGCGTGCAAACTCACGCACAAACCACGCCGGAGCCCCGTGCTTAGCATAGAACATTGCCTCTGTACGGCGAAATTCCACACACTGCGACCCGTCGTTGTTGCTAAAATCGCTCTCGACCATCTCACCTGGGGCCGCATGAATGATGTCTCCCAACTCCTCCCCTGATTTTCCACAAGCGAACACGACAACAATACCCGTGTTCAAGGGGTTGGTATGGGAGAGGGACATCTTCATGCGACGCTGGAGTTCCATCACAACGCAACCTGTCAGGAGATTGTACATATCTGTACCCTGATAGACAACACGTGGTTGGGCCCCATGGTCCTTCAAGAGCGCCTCCTGCTTCGCAAACACATGCTTTGACTCTCCATCCCACCTGTACTCGCCGCTATGGTAAGCGGCCCACAAGCGCTCTGCCTTCTGGGGGGGGCACGTCGACAAGTAACGTGCCACCAACTCAGCATCAACACGAATAATGTCGTGTTGAGGAATCTTCTCCATGAGAAGAGCGTGGCCTGACTTGAAAGCCGATAGATCCTCAAAGATCGGCTTATGATCGCACCTCTTCTTCATCGCGTGGGCTGTAGCGCCTGCCGTGTTTGACGGCACAGTGATGGGCACACCCGCCAATATGGCACCCTTGGCGACGCCGAGCCTGGGCCCGTCATCGTCCTTAACCTTGGTCACATTGGCGGTCGCTCGTATGTTTGCGAAGGCAACTTCAGAATCGTAGCGGGTGTGCCTGTCTTCCTCAAGACCATCAGGCTTCACACTAGACCTTTTAGCTGCAGCTTCTTTCTGCATCTTGGTTTTTCTAACCTCGACGGGTCTCATAGACCCAAATTGAATAGTTGGCATACTAAAATTTGTTTGTTTGTTT